AAAGCTTTATATTGATAAAGCTCAATACTAACCTTATTGCTTTCTGCAAGTCTCCTTCTGCATGTTTTTTCAATGTCTTTAATCAAATTCGGACAAACACCACTCTTTTTAATAAGTTCGTATAGCCTATCTGAAGGAATAACCTTTCCAAGTACAATAGTCATGATTATAACCAATAATTGTTACTTCTTTATAATATAAAAATCAATTTTTATTGTCAAGATCATAATTTCTCAACAAACTCAATGTGTTTGTACTGCTCCTCTTCGAAGATATTCCAAACATTTTCCGCAGTGTAGTATCCACAATACTCAACAACCTTCAAAGATGGAAACGCGAGTACTTTTCGGACATCCTCATCCGTTCCTTCTGTCACACCATCATGAGCCAAATTCAGAAGATAGATATCATCAGTCATATCCTCCACAACATCAGCAAATGTTCGGTCACAAAATGTTGGATAACTCAACACATGCTTTTTGCAATGATGAACGTCACAACCTGGTTTCACACATTCAATGCCGTAAGCGATATGACACTTTGTACAGAGATGTCCTATACATGGATAGAACTCATAACTGTGTTCACAATTTGATTCATCTTCATGTGCAGGCATATAATTTCCAAAAATTGTCAGAATTTCATCTGGTATGTCGTTAATTACTTGAGTAGACATGGTCAACTCAATGTTATGTAATAAGATGGGTGAATATTATTCATTTTTTTTATTAAAAAAGTGAAAATAATATTGGATGGATGTAGTCAAAGATTGGTAATCATGTCTAAAAAACTATTGGATGTTGATAATAGAACAACCTGTGATCTATTCTACGTGATACGTAATTTTAAGGATCATAGAAAATTTGTAGGTAGTTTATTTCATTGTAATATTTGGGGCTATATGCATAGACACACTGCACATTTAAAAGTTACTGATTTGGAAGAGATACCACTCTTTCTACATACAAAGAGTAGAATAAAAAAAGAGTTCAAACCCTCACTTAATCAAACCCATAATACAATAAACATATATGTTCTACGTAAAGGTACACAAATTCCAGATTCTGTGAACATTCGTTATGATTATCATTGTGTCCAGAATCTTTTATTTCCGAATAAATGTATTCAAATATATCCTATTAAAGACCAATCATATGAGTCTTGTCGAGCTGAGTATGGAGACCATACATATAGATTAATAATGGGTGATATTGCATCATTACCGTGGGAATTCTATGGACATTTCGAATTGAAAAATTTTGTATCAAAAAATGTGTTTATGTCAAAAGAGGAAAATAAATGGTTGAACGATATGTATGTAAATAATACATATCTCATAGATTTAACTTTGCTACTCAGAAAAGAGTTACGTAAAAAATACCACAGTCTAGTATTATGTAAAACTATATATTATATAAATAGTGAAATGAATCTTTTGAGTTCTCATGATGGAGATGATATGCCTGTATACGGTTATGATCATAATCTTGTAATTTTTGTAAAAAAACATCATGAACGTCAAATATTTAGAGTCAAAGTTGACAAGATATTTCGCAATAAATTTTTTCCATTTTTTATAGATTATATCGCCAATTTTATCTAGTTAAAGTCCAGCAACTATCAATAGTATATTTATAATGCTAAATAATCAAAGAGAAACAGTACATGATCTATACTATTGTCTACCATAACAGTGAAGTTGTTTCATAAATTATATTTTAACTAATGATGTATCGTTAATTTTTTCACCAAATTTAACCTTATAAATATTTTTCAAATATTTTTTTAATGATATTTTATTACTAAAAACAACTTCATTTAACAGAGTTAGTTTTTTCAAAACTTTATTCAAATTTTTGTTATCTTTCTTGTTAAAAACTATCTTCCCTCCAAACAATTCCAAATCATATTCCTTAAATGCTTCTCTTATCACATAATCTTTTCTGTCAACTAAAATTTTTTTGTCTAATTCAATTACATAATCTCCAAACATTGTTATTTGTTTTCTTTTTTGTAATAATTTATTATCCATATTTATTACAAAATAAATACCTTTACCCATAATTGATAGATGTGGAAACAAATAACCCACTTTTTAATTTTATCTAAATTTTCTTTTGTTGTAAAATGATAAAGCGATATTACCTTTATAGAACCGTGTTTTTTCAAATATGATATAAGTATAGTTAATGGAAAAGTTGTTAAGTTTATTTTTTATTTGATACTACCAAGCATAAATCTCATAAAGTTATCTATTTGTTCCTTATTCTTTGAATACGAATAGCAAATTCTACAATTACCACCAAGGGTGAATCTATCATTTTCAAAATCGATATTGAACAATGATTCACCATTGTGATTGGAAAAATATGGTGGTGCTATTTCAATTGATCTTCATGTGTTTGACCAGAAAACTGTTGTTGTAATGTCGAGAGACACCAATAGCCACATATTCATTATCAAATACACTTATTGTAAAGTGTCCGATACCATCATCACCTTGTAAGTTCAAGAACCATTATATTATCATATATAAATCTAATCTTAAAATATATTTGCATCTAAAAAAATAAAATTTATTACAAATTATCTGCTTATATTTTCTATAAAGGAAATAATTTATCCAAAGTTTTTTTTGTATATCCATAATCCTTACGTTTAGTATAATCAGCCAATCGAATATGTAAAAAAGATACACCATGACCATCAGTACTTAAAGTAATTAAATTTTCACTATTTTTTAATTTAACAAAGATTTCATAAATTTTTTTCCACAAATTTTTTTTAGTTGATTCATTTGCATTTTTTAAAAAGGGATGAATGGATGAAAAATCTAAATAGTCACCATTTTTTTGTTTTTGAGGCAGCGGAACAATCATTAATATATTATTCCTTAAATTTGGAAAACATAATATTTTTTGACTTGATTTAGCTTTGTTAAAGTATGTTTTAAAGGAAGTAATATTTTGTATTTGTGTACAAAGTTGATTTTTTGGAATATCCTTTTTTGAAAAAGTTGTTTTAATAAATTTATATACCACTTTTTCAGATAAATCTTTTTCTGGTTTACATTTCCACATAAAATTATAATTTGGAAATTCGATTGGGCATTTACCTTTTTTAAATTCTAATAATAATTGTTCCCAAGAAATATTTAGTTTATAAATTTCCTCATTTTTTATTTTTTTGTAAGAAATTTTTTTAATTTCATTTGTTTTTGATTTTAACATTTGTTTATTATTAGATATTTTATCCAATTTACTAAACGTTTGTCATGATAGATAAAAAGACATTTTAAATTACCAAGGGCAATAAATGTATTGGAAGTGTTTGAAATGTGATGAAGTGTATGGATTCACAGATAAATGATCAATCTGTCAAATCACTACTGACAATAACCCCTCTAACCTTCTTAATATTCTCTGCAACCTCCTTCTTCGAACCACTTGAAATAACATTGAACATCTTCGCCAATGTCTTGACCGTGTCTGTTGATATATCACTGAGAGGTTTCTTCCTGATTTCATCGAACTCCTCTATTGAAATCTTATATCTACTCTTCTTCTTTCCAAAAGGAATAAAGAAAGGATCATAATCATACATAAAATTGTAATCGTATATTCTGTCACCTTTTCCAATTCCTGGAAAATACTTTTTTGATATGTAACCATAAGGATAAACAAATGACATTATATACTTCTTACCAATTGCATATGGGTAAGGTACATCATTATTACCAACAGGTGAGTAATATCTGATGACTTGATCATCAATTTCTATATCTTCGATCATACTTCCAATATAAACATATTTGTTTTTAGAAGTTTGTAACAAAATACTGTTTCCATCGAATCTTTTGCCAATACCGCCACTGAACTTTGTCATTTTGCAAACAGGACTGTTTCCAATAAATGCTTTAATAAATTTCACATGTTTCACAAGTTTTATATACATCCATCTATTATCATCGTCATCTCTACTGTAATCGTTCCAATCTATCTCCATCTTATGTGGTTTCTCATATATATAAGCATCCTTTTTACCCAAATATACAAGATACTCTCTACCACCATTGTTATGAGTGTAGTATCTCTTGTAACCTGTGTGTTTAATCTTTTTGAACTCTTCATTATCCTTTTGGAGAACCTTTTTTGAACCACAGTAATAATCATTTATATGTTTGCTGTTTAGTTTACTTTTTTTGTAACCTTTTGGAATCTTTGTTGGTTTGTCTTCGAATTTATTGTAAGAAATAAATTTGTAGATTGTATCTTCCTCTGGACCTTTTAAACCCATTATGTGTGATATTGTTGCATACCTACTGAACCAACTTTTGGTCTCTTTTTTGTAAAGAACGAAATCTTTGCAATTTGGTTTGGATGTTGATTCTGTTTTATACTTCATCCATCTCTTACTTCCATTTTTAACTTTTTTGATAATCCACATATTACCATCTTTACCTTTCTTCTTGTCTCCAACTTTCATTGAATGAGCACAGTAACCTAATCCTTTTGGACTTGGTTCAGTTCCTTTGTATGATCTATTGGGATCATTTTTACACTTTGGCATATAGTTTAATGGACATTTTTTTTATATTTTGCAATTTATATGAAAGATATATTTGATGGAAAAAAAATAATAATAGTTGGTCCAGCAAAAAATCAACCAACAGATGAGTTTCTCTATAATTTCGATTATGTTATAAGAACTAATAATTTTATGAATAGTTCTATATCAAATAAAAGATGTGATATGTTGCTTCTAAATCATGTTACAGCTAAAGCAATGGATTGGATATCAGCAAGGAAAATAAATAATTCAAATATAAAATTTATTATCTGTTATTCATGTAATTATCGTAAAATAAAAAGATTATTTCCCGAAAAAAAAATAATAAGAATAAGACAACAACGTGGGATTAAGATTGGTCTTTTACATGTGAAATTTGAAAGAGCACCCACTATAATTTATGTTTTTATGATAAATTTATTAAAAAACCGTTCACAATTTAAAGATGTTTTTATTGATGGAATAGATTTTTATATGAGAGGTAAAAAATATGTGAAAGGATATTCTTGGTCAATTCATAATAAAGAAGGAGGAGGTAATCATAATATACATCAAGATAGGAAATTCTTGGTACTTTTATTGAGACTTTTTAGAAATATAAATACAACAAAACTGATTAGACGAATTGCTTTCATGTAATCAATAATTAAATATTGTTATTACAAACTTTCTTCATTCCAATAAACATTTGGTTGTGATTCAAGATCTGACCATCTCATAATAGGTCCACGCCACCCAACTCTTGTATCATCAGGGAACTCTGTCCAATGGATATGTTGTTCTGTCCAATCGTCTCCTTTCTCACCAATTTCCGTTGTTATGTGGACTTTACCATCATTGGTTGGTTCATAAGCTCTTTCGTCAAAGTTTATTGGCATCCAATTCCAATTTGTTTTTGGAGTGTTGCTAAGATCTAAATGAACAGGATGTTCAAATGTTTCGCCCCAACCCATAGTTATGTTCCATTTCATGTCTCCTAAGTACTTCAGAGTGCATCTGTTGGCTTTGAAGAATGTTTGTGGATCATAATGTTGATTTTGTTTAGCATTATCCCATATCCAATATTCCTCATAATTTCTGTCCCAAATAACAACGTCAAGATTGTCGCCGATTTGTAGTTGTTTTACATCTGATATTCTCAGATGTTTATCTTTACAGTTATTTATAAAATCACTAACTTCCATTTGATTATATGAATATTAAAAATATATATATTTTAACCCGACACTTTTTTTACACTTTTCCAATTCCAGAAATATTTTTTTGATATATCCATACAGATAAATAAATGACATTATATACTTCTTACCAATTGCATACTGGTAAGGTACATCATTATTACCAATTGGAGAGTAATATCTGATGACTTGATAGAAGTTTGTAATAAAATACTGTTTCCATCAAATCTTTTACCTCATACCACAACTGAACTTTGTCATTTTGCAAACAGGACTGTTTCCAACAAATACTTCAATGAACTTCACATATTTCACAAGTTATATATATCCATCTATTATCATCGTCATCTTTACTGTAATTGTTTCAATCTATTTTTATTTTCGGTGGTTTCTCATATATATACTAAGTATTCTCTTCCACCATTGTTATCATTGGTGAACACAGTATCCTAATCCTTTTGGATATGGTTGGATAATTTTTATACTTAGGAATTATAATTTACTGGGTATTTTTTGTATGTAAAAGTATATTTATGTACATTAACAAAAGAGGCGGTAAAAAGTTTGATGTAGATTATCAGAGATGTAGTACCATATTATCTACCGAAATTGAACATATAAGACGTAATATTGATAGAAATAGAGAGTTGATTAAAAGAAGGAAAAATGAATCAAAAAGAGATTGGAAAAAAGAATGGAAGAACACGGATTTGAAATTATTAATGATAAAGTAAAAATTCCAAATGTGAAAAATGTGTTGAATAGTCATGAACGTGTAAAAGAACAATGTGAGAAAGAGTTAAGAATTAATGACAAAATGAGTTTCAATGAATATTTAAAGTTTCTTCAGGCGATTACTTCAATTGAAAATGTTGTTTCAATTATTCTTATGAACAAGATTGGAAATATTCCTGAAAATATTGGTAGTTTGATTAATTTACAAACATTAAATTTGGGCTATAACGAATTGACATCAGACTAGATACGAAATTGAGTATGAGAAATATAAATGGAAAACCTAAATTAAATAAACATATTAAAGAAGGACCAATTTCTTGGTCTGAAATAACAGAGGATAATTATATATTATCTTTGGCAGATATTATTCAAAAATTTAAGGGGATGGAAGGACATTATGTTTTAATTATTGGTTCTTGTCAAATTAATATGAACACCAGTGAATATAACAACGACTCATTAAAATTTATTAAAGGATTTAGCATGTTATATAAAAACAAAAAATATAAACTGAACTTAAATTGTTTTCAAGATTTATACAAAATTATTAAGAATGATGAAGAAGTAGGTATAAGAAGAATACAAGATTTATCATCCACTTATAAAAAAGAAGCAAATTGTTATATTGAATTAATGAGTAAATATAGAAAAATGTATAATAGTATGCCTGAGTTTAAGAATGGTAGAAATAGAATGAGTGTTGACAAATGTTTACAAAGATATCCAAGAGGATCTATTCCTAACAGAGTTTGTTATTATATAAAAGATATGAGATATAGATATGAAAATAGCATTCTGTTTGACTTTGTTTGGTTATTTTATGCAGTAAAAACCGCATCCGGTATTTCAGAGAAAGAGATTGAAGAGTATTACAAAAAGAGAGAAAATAATGTTTTAACACCTGAAGAGAAGAGATTACAACGATATGAAAACAGTTTATTAACACCGAACAATGTTCCAATGCCCAATTTCATGGGAACTGGAGGAAATAAGAAAGAGTATGTTTATATTAAAAATATTGGTAAAAGATTAATAAGATATTATAAAAATGGAAAAAGATATTATATACACAATGGTATAAAAAGGAAGTTATAAATAAATTGTATTATATATGGATAAGTATAAATTGATTATTGTCGTTGGTTTACCATGTTCTGGTGAGACAATAGACACCAAATCTAGCAATGGCTATCAATCCACTTAGAGCTGTACCAAAATGATCAACATCTTCTACAAGATATTGTTTCATTATTGCTTGTGCAGAATAATGAAACAATATCTTTATGCTCAAGATTCCTAAAAATACTTTTTGCTATCTCTTCGGGATTTACGTTTGATAGGTCAATAACACCACGTTCAGCAAGTTCTTGTAGTGTTGCTTCAATTACTTTGTAAGTTTGTTTGTAAGTCATGTTTTATAATACTATTGGAAGTTGTTGAAAATAATTGTTCAATTTTATGTGATTATGGGAAAGCGTAATACTGGTAATGACACGGCTTTAGGTTTTGAAAGAGCCTAATTCTTGGTGATAATATTCTTAACGTTTATTATTTTCAAGTTGATTATAATTTTGGATGTGATGATGGGAAAGCGGAATACGGGTGAAAAATAAATATCGGTACACTTTTATCGTAATTATAATAATTTTAATTGAGGTTTTAAATGAACTTAATTATTGGTTAAAATCTATTATATTTTTGTTTCTTATAATTTCTAATGTTACAATGGGAAAGCGGAACACAGGTGAAAAATAAATATCGATACACTTTTATGGATATTTAATCATCTTAATTAATCTGAGAATTTTACATTCACTTTCCTTTATTTGATCAATTGTTGGTTTTGCTCCACACTTCTTTTTAATACCTGTATAAGATTGTCCAAGAGCTGATTTAGCTTTAGGAAACGTCTTTTTGTCATCATAGAACTTAACTAACTCTTCCAATCTTTCATTCAAACCGACAATCGTCTGATTTCTTATTGGACAATTTGGTAACTGTTTTTTATTCAAATCAAGTAATCTCCATGTAAATAGAGTAGTATTACGTGACTTTACACTACTATCAAATTTCTTCCTCTTGATCCTAAAAGGAACTTCTGAGAAATCTCCGGTAATATGCAATCTCAAAGAGGCAAATTTTTTTGGACCACCTTTAGCATTAGTACAAATTGTGTCTCTTTCTTCAATTCTTGTCAAATATCCCAGTTCATCTGCAAGTTTTGCAACATCATTAATCAATTCTTTTCTGCCTACATATTGGGCAAAAGTATATGTCTGATTGGACTGTTTTGTTCCATCTGAATCTAACAATCCTGCCAGAAGTTCCCTTCTCTTTTGAATACTATTATTGAAATAGTTTTCAGGAATATGTTTATTGTTTATCAAATTCATATCTCGTAACTTATCTAACAAAGGATTCTTCTTTGTACTTGAAACGATTGTGTATCTATTACAATCTGTATCTCTATGTCCACGTGTAACAGACACTTTCATGCCTGTTCTCTTTGCATATCCCCTAAGATAATCACCAACTTCTTCATCATCAGAAGTAATTGTTTGTTTGAGTGTATCACCATCGCCTAACCAAATACCAAGAAAGTATGGTTCAACTTCAACATCTACATCATCAAATTGTATTGGATCATCTAGTGGTATCCTGAGAAGTCTCAAGTAATATTCCAATCCATTATCTATTAAATATTGTATAGTCAATTTTATTTGTAAAGTTTCTGAATTATCAAGTTCTTCTTGTTTAAGTTTCATAAATTCATCAGCTTCTAACTCAGAATTAAATCCTTGAGTTTTTTGTCTAAGATTTTCAAAATCCCAATATTTAATGCGATATTTACCATTCTTAGGTGTATCCCGACGTGGTTTCAATTCACACTTGGTAATTTCAAATGTTAATTCATCATCAACTGAAACATTTTTTGTAAATGTTGAGGAATGTAAAGTTTTCTCCAATATAAATTCAGATTGATCAAAAATTTTGAAATAATCTTCTGGGTTGGTATCCTTTCCACTATCATTTGTGTACTTACTCCGACCATCTGTCTTCAAACTTATCATATTGTTCTTCTTACCATGTTTTGCACAGTATAATCTTACACCTTTTCCTGTTTTTTCGTCGACATAGCCATAACTTGCTTGAGTAAGTTTTTCCGAACCTTCAAAACAATCGTGGCAGTAAGAAACATAAGTTCCTCTACTGTTCTTCTTCCTAAGTTGTTCCTTCTTCTTTATCACCATTTGAATATTCTCGTCTGTCATTTATAATATAAATCTAGTGAAAAAATATGAGGAAAAAACAAATTCATTTTTTCATTTTTCTTTTATAATATCTACCTAATAACGTTAAATACTAAAAATTAACGTTATTTAATGTATGTACATGGAAATACCTTAGGAATTACGTTTTTTTATAGAAAATATTTTTCTGTGTATAAATTATAATAATAGAAAATGAATTTACAACTAAAAAAGTTTAATATGAAGATGATTAAGGATGATGAGATTGTAGTAATTATGGGTAAAAGGAATACTGGTAAGAGCTTTTTGACTAAAGATTTACTCTACTACAAACGCCACATCCCAGTAGGTACGGTCATTTCTCCAACAGAAAATGCAAACAGATTCTATTCTGATATGGTGCCACCTATTTTCATCCACGATGAGTATAGTCCAGGGGTTATATCAAGCTTTATGAAGAAGCAGAAGAGATTGAAGAAGAGAAAGAAGAACGGAGAGAAAGATATTGATAATAGGGCGTTCTTGATTTTTGATGATTGCTTGTTCGATTCTGATTGGAAGAAGGACAAACATATTAGGGAGATTTTCATGAATGGAAGGCACTGGGATATTCAGTTCATTCTGATTATGCAGTGGATGCTTGGTATTGCTCCAAAGTTGAGATGTAATGTCGATTGGGTCTTCATTTTGAGAGAGAACATTGGAGCAAACAGAAAGAGATTGTACGAATACTATGCAGGTATGTTCCCAACATTCGAAATGTTCTGTTCCACAATGGATCAGTGCACGAACAATTATGAGTGTTTAGTCATTCATAATAGTTCAAGAAGTAACAAACTCGAAGATCAAGTCTTCTGGTATAAAGCTTCAGCACATGAAAAATTCAGAACATGTTGTGATGAAGCTTGGATTTATAGTAGAGAAAACTATGTTGAACAGGATGATGATGATTCGGATAATGGTGGAACTATAGATGACTATTTGCAATCTAAGAGAAAAGGACCATATATCAGAATTCAGAAGACTGATTAACCTCTATTACCACTCATATTTGTCATTCTAACACCACTATGTCCCAAATTTACGTTTATGTGTCCGTTTGATCTTTTTAGAAGCACACCTTCACTGTGATTTTTACTAACATTCTTTAAAAGTTTTTCAAGAATTGATACAATTGCAGTTCGCTTCATTATATGTTTTGTTTGTTTATTATTTTTTCTATTCAGTAGCTTTGCCCTATATTCAGGTTTATCACAAACTTCTATAATTTCATCTGCAATTTTACTAAGATAATTAGCTTTACCAATTTTTCTCCTTATATTATTATTTCTTTGTCTCTGTTCATTCTCTCTTCTCCTCACATTGGCATTTTTTTGTTGGTTAGTTTTTTCTTTAATCCAATAATAGTGGTATTTAAATCAATATTCGCCATTCTTGTATTTCCATTAAGTTGTTTACCATTATAAACCAATTTGTTGACACCATCGTTTTTAAGCTGATTATTTAAAACATTGCTCACTGTATCATCAGGACCAACACCAACAAAGAGGCTTTTTCCACCAAGGATTTTAATAACTGCTGTTTTTTCTACCATTTAATATATAATTATATTTTTTTTTACTCACACAGTAATTTATCTATATAATTATATATGACAAATAAACTCAGAAAGTACACGTGGGGTTTAGGATTGGAACATGAGATGCATCTATTTCATTTCAAAAAAGATAGAAAATCAAATATCAAATCCTTCACTCTATATGATAGTGAAACAGCTAGAAGAAGACTTTTAAACGATTACAATCTAAAAAACTCGGTTAAAATCACAAATGATGACTGGGAATTCATCTCAGAAATTCCATTCGAAAAAACCGGAAGACTATGTAATGGCAAATGGGTAATCAAAAAAGTCCCTTACGATATGCCCGAGTTTATTACGAATCATCCAATTACTAAAATAGGAAAAGATAGAAACATAACAGATATGTGTAATCAATTGATTTACAACAAAGAGAAATTCATAAAACTTATAAAGAAAGATCCAACAACCGCAAAACAGATTAAGAAGTATGGAGATCTTATGCAATATCCATTTGGTATGACAAGTTATCTAAAGTATCCAGAGAACTCACACTCGTTAAGATACGATTTCAGGAAGAATAAGGATGGATCTAATAAGGTGAGAGAGGAGTATGTGGGATCTTATCACATTACACTTACACTTCCATATATCCAGAATGTTACACAACATTATGAGTTTGTAGAGCAACACAAAAACTTCGCCAATCAACTCCAATGGCTCGAACCACTCCTCTTAACCGCATTCTTCTCCGGAGATGAGAAATCACCAGGAAGTGCTCATGACAGAGTTAGGGGATCTTTTCGAGTTATGATTATAGGTTGGGGTAACTTTGCAGGATCAGATGTGAGAAAACTTAGATCTGGTATTGGAAGATACTCTAATATAGACGCACATTGGAGAAAGGGATTGAAACTTTACCAAAGTGAGAAGCTCAAACCATGTTACCAACCATCACCATATGCTAAGAGGGAGGGTGGTATATCTACATTGAGTTCCAATTTCAGAACTTTTGGAGATGATCAACATGGAGAGAGAGTGTCCGGTGCTGGAATGACAGTTGGTAATGGTGTTGAGTTCCGTATATTCGACCAATTCAATGATAATCTCCTACCGGATCTTGTTAGATTCATCTCTCTTATTGCTGAGAACAGTAGAGTTCATCACACTGATAGATATGTTTATAAAAATAAACATTGGATAGGGGCTTTGCATGAGATTATGAGAGTTGGATGGCATGCACAGTTGAAGACTGGTTATATAAATGAGTTGAGAAGAGCATTAAATTTGAAAATTGATACTAAATCTAAGGTTGCACATGATATTCTAACATGTATTAATGATGAACTTTATAAAAAGCATAAGAATGGTGATTTCTATGTTATTATGAATCATGGTCATTTGAATAAACCAAAAATTCCACATATCAATTTGGAGAGTTGGATTATGGGTTGTTGTATGAGACTGAATAGAAATCCTGGTTTGTTGAGTAAATTTAATAGATTGATAGAGAGTCTTCCGGACAGTTTTACTAGAAAAAAGTTTGAAACCGAGTTTTTCAAACATTTCAGTGAAAAGAATTGGGGCAAAGATGTTATTAACTTCATCTACTTCCTCAATAAACTTAGATTGATAGACATAACAGAGAATGTCAATGGAACAATTAAATGTGCAAAAGTTATCAGTAGAAAAGAGTTCAAGAATATGAACTCAATCATTGAGGGCTTCTTCCGAGAAATTTAAGACACTTATCTCTTCTCTCCCTCTTCTTTCTTATCTTATCATACTTGAAATAATATTCATGAAACAGAACAACAAAGTTGCTGAAATCATCTCTTCCATGAATATTTCCAATCTCAACATAATCATTCAATAGTTTCAACATCTCCTCCAAATCATCCGCTTCTTTTCTCAACATCTCACTCAATCCAACCCTCATGTCATCATCAATATCCAGAATCTTCTTTAGTTTCTCCTTACCAACATCTTCTGTCATATTTTTCTCCTTATTATCGAAGAAACATTTGCCTACAATAAGGATCAATGTCTGTAGAGAACCTAGTGCAGGAACTGCAATAACAGCGATTTGACTGATCAAAACACCATATACAATTCTCAATAAAGAGCCAATTAACGAGAAAGCCATAAACGCTGTCGACAGATCCCTTGTATTTTGACTTATGAACATTTTGATAATTTGAGGAAACATCATTGTACCAATGAAAACCGTACTTGAATATCCAAAAATATCAATCATAATTTGGTTCTCTTCTTCTGTCAATAAACTATTTGATGCATTATAAAGTATCACACTCATTACTATAATATTCACCCTCTACACACTCTTTAAATGATTATCTATGAGTTTATTAAAAAAAAGTCTCATAGAAACAAGTTCTTCAAGTTTTTCACTGTACCATTTTGAGAATGGTGGTATATGGTTGCGATACGATCTGTATTTAACATCTCTTTCTTCACATATATTTGCGATTCCTTCGATTAAAATGTGTTCAAAAGGCATTATTTCATCCCAGTTTACACTGAGCCATTTTTTAATGTTTTGACCACATATTTGAAATTTTGACACATATAGAACTGGATAGAAATGGTTATAATCTATATCGAAGATATAACTATAACCACTTGGTAGATCTATTTTGAGATTGTTGCTTTTGTATTTAGTTTTAACAATACCCATATAATTTGGTAAATAAAAAATTTATCTATCTTATACTATATGCAACAAGTTAGATACGATAATAACAAGTCACATTTCTACATTTGCAACTATAAAGGTAAAAAAATAAATTACAGATACCATGGTCCAAGACTTGGAAATACTGGGTTCTTCGTTTTAAATGGAACAAAAGGTAAGTTCAAAGAACCACCAAGTGAATTGAATATTCAGATAACCAAAACACTTCCACCACTGAAGCCAGTCGGACATTTTGATAACTTATGTGCAGACAGACCAAAAGCTCAACAGGATTCGAACAGATGTGTTCAGAGGAGAAGAGCGTTAAGGAATTATCAGAATTCAAAAAAAGAGATTAAAAAAGTGAATAGAAATGCAATAACAAGAGGACAAAATGGTAAGTTTTTGTACGATAACAATTTTCCACAGTCATTGTACAAATTTATTAGAACTAAACCTAATGGAAGTAAGGTTTATTTAAGATTAACAAAAATAAATGGATTTTATAATAGAATTGGAAGAGTTATTGTTCCAAAAGGACAAACTCTACAAGATAAATTAGCAAATAGACCAAAACCTGTCTACTACTACTCTATAAAATCATATCCAACACCAAATACTGTTACATATGATAAATATGTATCAATCAATGGTCTTTGGAACTATTGTGAAACAACTGGTGAACTTGACATCAATAAAGCACCCCCACAACCGTTCATTCAACTCCAGAGAAATTCTCCACAAGTTGTACCTATCCAGTCATAAACTTACATTTCATCAGTAATAATTCTTGGAACAATGTGCATAGCCATCAACTCCTGAATCAACAGCTTTGATGCGTATGGCAAGTGAACCTTTGCGAAGTTTGTAGTGTTGTTGGAATACAACGATTTGTAGATACCCTTTGAAGGATTGACTGGGGAGATCATTCCTGTCTCCTTATCAACCCAGACAAAGTACTTGTCTGAACAATTGAATGTTCTCTCCTTCAGGAACTGAACAGTACCATGAGCAATCATGCAATCTCTTTCCATCTCACCAAAACGGAGACCACCATCTCTTGCCCTACCTTCAGAAGGCTGTCTTGTGAGTAACTGGTAAGGACCACTACTTCTGCTGTGAATCTTGTCTCTGACCAAGTGCTTCAATCTGTAATAGTATGTTGGTCCAATAAAGATATCGGACACAATCTGTTGACCAGTTCTTCCATTGTACAGAACTTCTTTACCAGAACTCTTGAATCCTAAACTCTTCAGGATCTCTCCAGCTCCAGTCACGTCTGTCTTTCTGAAAGGTGTTGCGTCAAACTCCATACCCTTCAATACACTCACCTTGGCGAATGCACACTCAATCAACTGAGCAATAGTCATACGTTTTGGAAGGGCATTCGGATTCATGATAATATCAGGTGACACACCATCCTTAGTGAAAGGCATATCCTCCTGTTTGTACATCATACCAATAGTACCCTTTTGTCCGTGACGACTATTACCACACCAGTACACATATCCGTGTCTCCTGACATATATGATACCATCACCCTCAACTGAGCAACAGTAGACCTTTCCTTTATAGTTGACATACTTGTCATTTCTACCCTCTCCAGTCTTTCTATCAATATACTTATTGAAGATCGGTTTGTTGTGAGATGTTACTCTCAACAGATCAAAACCTTCATCAACTTCCTTTACAATCTCACCATTCTCGACATTGTAAGACACGTGGTTCAATCCCCTATCAATACTGTTAGATGACCAACCAGCGTGTAAGCACAATTTCTGGAATCCTCCTGCAAACTTCTCACTTGTAGTTCTAAGTTTACACATATTGCTCTTATTGCAAGTCTGATTACTGTCCTCTATAGCGAACAACAGAATCTTAGACTGCTCTCTTGTCAAGTACCATGCCCAATCAGGAATATATTTCTCGTCAGATCTTGTGGCAATTGTCTGCATATATTCAACAATATCTTCATCATCGATGTGGAGAACATCAACCTGTTTCGATCCAATCTCAACAGATGTAACATTCAAATCAACACCAATTGTCTCACATGTTTTCAACAATATATCTTTATTGTAATCATTGTACTTAACAAAGACAACACCAAGTTCATCAGTTACACATCCATCGATAATCCACAAACCAAACAATGTAAGCCATGAATTCAAATCGATCTCTCTTCCTGATGGAAGAACGAAGTGTGATGCTTCAGTCTCATCATCGTTGATCTTTAATTCCTCTGGACAATTCTCCAAATCCGGAATCCATGAATCACAATTCTTCATGAATCTCCATCTCTTTCCATAACACTCCTCAGCCTTGGCAATCTGATAATCTGATGCCTTCCTGTTTCCAATGTACATTCTGTGATTCTTCGTAACTCTGACACTAATCTGTGCATTATTAAGTTCATACAGTTGCCCATTAAAATCATAAGACATAATTTCTGTAGGCTTTCTGTAAACAAGGTGTTTACCCTTGTCCAAACATGCAACCTTGCAGTTCATATCAACATCTTTAATACTTATCCAACCACGATCTGTCAAAACATCGTGATCATCTGTGTAACAAGCAAACTTGTCACCAATCTCTGGCTCACAACGAGCCATAATCTTAATTTTGCAGAACTTGTATCCATCTCCATTTCTATTGACATATACCTTGGATACAATACCACTCTCATTTGCTCTCAGAACCTTACTTGCATCTCTGTATTTGCAACTATCTTCTTCAGTATTCTTAAGTGGAATGACCTTACCAACGATAATGTCACCACCCTCAACATGAGTTCCCTCTTTCGGGAATCCATCTTTCTGAATCTTATCATATGAGCCATAACTCATTCTTTCTGTCTTACACTTTCCATTAGGATAATGCTTCTCTGGAATCTGAAACTTTTCATCCTCAAGTGTGGACTGATTCTTCTTCTCTTCATCCTTGTAAGTTCTGTAATAGTTTGTGTTCATTAGACCACGAGATATAGATGTCTGATTGTAAATCAGAGAATCCTCCTGATTGTAACCTGTGAAACATGCAACGGCAACAATAGGATTCATACCACATGGTATATCATCAGAAAACACATACATACTCGTCAATGTGTTACATACCGGCTTCTGTGGATAGTGTAGAATATGAGCAGCTGTATCGAATCTCTTGGCAAAAGCTGTATTGTAAATACCGATTGCCTGTTTACCCATAGCAGCCTGGTACACATTACGAGGAGACTGGTTGTGATCAGGGAATGGAACGTTACAAACCAACACACCAAAGATCATCGCAGGATGAATCTCACAATGTGTATAATTGTAGTAACTATTATTATCCATACTATTGTTTAACAAATTGTCGTAAGTCATTGCAATCATACATGTGTTAGCCTCATCAGTATCAACATACTCAACGATACAGTTGTCGTCATTGATATTTTTGACCTTATCACATAGATCACATTCTGTTTCTACAGTCTCAATATTTCTACCAAGAATCTCTTGCCAATCCATATTATTAGCCTCAACTTCACTAATGATATTTTCATTGAGAATCAACTTTCTATCCTTGACGACATACAAAGGTCTGCACAATCTACCACCATCAGTTCTGATCTTAAGTTCATTGATATGAACGTCCCAAGCAATAGATGTGTAGATATTGATCAAACCCGATCTTCTCATCTTCTTCAAATTGGTAACAACCTCATTTGGTTTATCAGTCTGACCAATCCAATCTCCATTCACAAAGATCTTAACTGTTCTTGAAATCATTGACGGTGATATATTCTCCAATGGAATAATACCGAACTCTTCAAGACAAGCCAAGATAGGTTCTGGATTTGATGGAATCGTAATATGACACATCAATGCCATATTCTTTACAATACCAACAGCACCACCCTCAGGAGACTCAAAAGGACAAATCGTACCAAATTGAGAACTGTGCAACTTACGAGGATCAGTCTGTTTGCCATTTCTATCAAGTGGAGCAATAATTCTCCTCAAGTTAGAAAGGAAACCAAGGAAATTCAATCTCTGCAACATCTGGGCAACACCCTTTTTTTGCTTAGACTGAGATTTTGCTCCCCACGTTCCCGTTGACAAAGCCCAATTGATACCTCCTGCAATCTCATTCGGCTTGAACTTTCTCGATAAGTTTTTGTAACACTCATCAATCTTTCCAGCTTTAACATCCTTTTCCAATCCTCTCTTAGCGTCTTTAACAAACTTAGAGAAGTTAGAACGAAATAACTGTGCCATCAACTCTCCACTTGTTTCAACCTTCTTATTAAGGAAGGAATCACGATCATCATATGGAAGAATACCGAAGTACGTCTTCAACAACTTGTTAACCATGTAACCCAAGAAGAAAGCCTTCTTAACAGGTGTATCTCCCAAATGTGGGAACAACATAGTCATCAACTTGTTCTCAGTGAACTTCAACTTACTTTCAAGAGCTTGGTAAGTACCCTGTCTGACTGTTGGAATGTTTTTGGAGATGTATTCCAAAGCAGTCTCTTTCGATTGGAAAGAGGATGCTTCAACAATAGATCCCTTCAACATATCGATGAGCTTATTGTTAGACTTGTTGTCCAAATCGTAAATAATCATCTCAACAATCTTCTTGTCACTTGTGATACCCAAAGCTCTGAAAAGAATGAACAGAGGAATGTCTACCTTTACAGATCGTACAGATACTCTGATGGCTTTGCCATAATTCAACTCTCTTGCTGTAAGCTTAACGGTAGTGTTAATAATGAACGATGGACTTTTGGGATTAACAGATGAAATTTCTGCCTCATGAGAGTACTTTGTCTGTTGAGATTTCTGTTTGAAACAATAAACCTTGTTCTCACACTTTCTTTCTTGACAGACAATAACCTTCTCACCTCCCTTTACAACGAAGTAACCACCCATATCGTACATACACTCTCCCATCTCTGATGCGGTATAATCACTCTGCTTTGAAAGCACACAGAAATCACTCCTCAACATAATGGGAATTTTACCACAATCGAACTTCTTCAATGTTGGATAATCCTTAATGGTTTTCTCTCCACTCTTTCTATCAACTTCGATCATTCTATGTTTGATATCAATCATAAAATTAGCATCGTAAGTCAAATTTCTCAATCTTGCATCGTTGGGATACATCTGCATCTTATTACCATTTGTCTCATAAATAACGGGCTTACTAATATAGATGTTATCGAAGAATACTTGATACTGCTTACAGTACATCTTCTTCTCATCATCCCAATCAGCACTAACTGTTATTTGATACTCCTTTTCTCTCACGATATTTTGTACCTCTGTGTTCAAAAAATAGTTGAATGAGTCCAAATGATGTCTAACAAAAACAGTTTTGTCCCTAAAAAATCTGTCAATAATCTTCCAAGTTTTCGTTTCCCAATCAAAATCTGCGTTATTTGACATGAATTATATAATAATATAATATAATTTTAAATATTATTCACTTAATCATTTAAAATCAATTTTTATTTTTTTTTGTTAATAAAAAAAGATTAGATCATAATATTGGGCGAAACGTTAGTTATACTAACAACCAATTTTACAATCAACTGTTTGTCAATTTTTGATACAGCATTTTGATATTCAACAAGTTTATTCTGCATTTTTTGTGTTATTTTGCTACATATCATACTTCGCAACAAACAATCACAATCCTCATTATCATCTGAGAAAACTTTATAAAGAATCAGAAACTTACCACTCTTATAATCCACGTTATTTCTAAGTGGATTGTTCACATGACTTATAATAATTGATGTACCACTCATGAAATCGCTTTGTAGGTCTTTTGTGAAAGTTTTGTTATAATTTGTTGGAATATTTATGTACTGGGAGAAGAACAATCTCTTCCTCTTTGCAAATTGTTCAATAATGAATTTCCTTTGTTTATTGTTGTATTTGAAGCTGTCTATAACTATCGTTTCATTGATTTTCTGTAAAAACAGGATTATATTTATACATAGATTCTTTGGAAGAATTTTGTTAAGTTTCTTGAACATATATAATTTGTAATAGACTTTTTTTACGTGTAAAAGATGTAGATATAGAAATTTGTATCCACCAATATATTGATATGTTTATCGAAATGTAGATGTCCCAATAAATCCTTGAAATCCGTGAACAATTTCTCTGAATATGTCCAACACAGAACATTTTTCAACCTACTCAAATTCAATGCAAAAGTATCTCCTGAATTCATAAAGTAAAACTCATCTATATTGAACGGATTGTCTGTAAAATTATATATAACATCACTGTCTAAATAGTTGTTCCTGATGAAATTTCTCTTATCAAGAACATTCACATGTGTTTCAACTTTTATAAACACTATATTTAATAAGAAGGAGTCGGCATCGAACTGTATATTCTTATTTAGATCCAAAACTTCTGATACTAATAGTTCGGATTTATTAGTTATATACTTATTGTATAACTCTCTTGTTCTCCTTTTGTAATAATTTGACATGTAATTTTTCTTACATCTCTTTGTACATATATAGTTGTTTTTATTATAAAGAGGCATTCTCATTGCATTTCTCGTTTGTAAAAAATCCAGTTGAACATCTGTGAAAACGTTAATTGCAAGTGATAGAATTCTGAAAAATTCACAATTAAACCTATTACAACTACCATTCCCCAGATAGTTTTTGAATTGAATATACAATGCAGACAGTGACAACTCTGATATATCTATTTTGAACGATCGTCTTGTTCTTTCATTACATATCAATGTATACTCCCAATACAACTCTGTATTACAGATATATCTCTTGTTGCTGAGAAGATAATCGTGTGTATTCTCCGATTTCAGATAGAAGTTTATCAATTGATATAGTAGAGTGACTGGTGGATATCTTATTCTGAAATATTGTAAAAACATTAATTGATGGTTATCTAAGTAGTCCTCAGTCTGTTTTGTTGTCATTGAGTTATTGTTTGAAACTTTTGTAATTCGATTGAACTTCAACACCTCCGAATTTTTCAGATAAATTGTGTCACCATCAATAGACTCCACATACTTAAGTGACGGTGCAGAATAGCCAAAATACAAGAAAGCCTTGATAGTGTTATCATCTATTATCTTTGGACTATAAACCTTTGTTCCTGTGTAAAAATTATAATCTATATACTCATCACTATCAACTGTGAAGGGACAATCAAACGCACCCTGTCCAGATTTATCAACTTTTGTTGTAAAGCACTGTCTGAACAAATCTGGAGATACACTGTTCCACACGGTAAAGAGTGGTTTGTACTTATTGTTTGTCCACAATGTGAATGTATAATATCCACTTGTATCAAAAACATTTCTTGTCTGTGCACAATCACTAGAACTTGTATCAGGTGTCGGATCTATTGCAGACATATATAATTACGCATAGAATTTATCATTGGTTCAAACTCCATATATTTCAACCACTTTTTACATATAATAGATCCAGCTATATGTTTGTTCAAATTACCTAAATTTGAATACTCTCTACCACATGCACCACACTCATGTTTCTCCTCTTCACATCCATCAACTTCTTCTTCAATGAATTTCTTATCGATAACACTAGTTATGTCTTTTGATAACTCCATCCATTTTACACAGATAGGTTGTCTAATGTAATGATTCTTAAGATTCTGTTTGGAAGAGTAGTTCTTCCCACAAGATTTACTAATAAATAATTTCATTATATTTTCATTAAGAATTATTTATTCTATTTGGAATGAGAATTCTGTTTTTATTAACTAATAATTCTACAGAATGTATATTTTTTAGTTCTTACAACTTTATTATCAACCTTTATTCTCAAGTCTGAAGAACATATATTGTATGTTTTCCCTACTAAACTCCTGATTATTGACATATATGGTCTTTTGCACTTCTTCTTATTTATTCCAGAAATGTTCTTAGTTGTAAAATATTGTTTAATCTCTGGTATTAAATTCATTATATTTCTCTGTTTATCATAGTCTTTGTCAAGTTCATAAAGTATTATGCTATTATCTTCATCTAATCCGAGTACTGATATGAGTTTTTCGATAATCTCTTCTTGTTCTTCTTCATACAACAGACTCTTCGATTTCATATATAATATTACTCAATTAAAATATTTAAGTCGAATATTCAATATCGATGTTATTTGTGAATGAGAAATGATGATTCACAATTCTCCTCTCCGCATTCCTTTTCTGAATAACTCTCTGCTTTAATCCCTTCTGATGTTTATCTCTCTTCGACTTACTCTTATTCTTCCTATGTTCCGCACCTCTCATAGCAATTTTGGACACAATCTTATAAGATTCCAATTGAACATTATTATTGTACTCAATTATCTCCAAAGGTTTCCAAACAACTATTCTCAAATCCTCATTAACAGTATCAATTCCACTATTGTTATCAACACTATTACAAGAATCACTTGTAAACAGTTTCTTGAGAATATCGGATCTCTTCATTTTTCTGGCTTTACAACAAACTGCCCTCTTTTGCGGATTCATTAAGAGTCTATAATTATCATTAACAATTGTGAACATTCTACAGAATCTCTCATTGTTCACACACTTATCTGGATGCAAAAGTCTCGCAATCTTATAATAAGCCATCCTTATATCGCGTTTAACAAAATCACGTTGCAAACAGAAAATATCGAGAGGATTGTAATTTGACTTCGACACAATTCTGTCCACTCTTCGCCACTCTCTCTCTGTTTCTCTCACGTTCATTTTTTATATTTATTTTTTAATATTGATTTTTTAAGTATGTAAAGAAATTTCCTATCAGAAATCATTAAAGGATGAGTATAATAAACATAAGCAAAGCAAATTTGAAGAAGTTAGGTTACAAAGATTTGGAGGATGGATTGGTTAAAAAATCCAAATCACATCTATATCGGTCATCATAATCATTATGTTAAAGGTGCAACATCTTCTAAATAGAAGAATTCATTTAGCGTCAAAAAGTATGGTAGAGATGGATGTATAGAGGAGTACAGGAAATATCTATATAGTTCGGGTTTAGTGAACGATATAGAGGAATTGAGAGATAAAGTTATGGGATGTTGGTGTTACCATGGTAATGTTTTAGTGGATATTCTTACTACTTTGGATAGTGTTGATTAACATATTTGTTGTATTGATCAATATTGAGTCTCTTGTATGGAGTGAATATATTTGTCTGAGTGAACCAATAGATGTACTCATTCATGTTCAAGTTTCTGTACTTCTTTCCATAACCAAGTTGATCGAAACATGGGCAACTCTTTGGATTCTTCATTTGTGCCTGTCTATTCTTTACTAAGTTCTGGTATGGGTAGTATTTGCTGTTGCTGATCATCTGTCTAGCAACATTCATTGTCTGGAGAGAACCGAGAACAACACTAATGTAGTATGCTAAGTGGGAAGTCTTTCCATATCTGATCATGTAAGTGTATAGATCGATCATCTCATTGAATGCAACGTATCTTCTACCGCCATATGTTTTCCAGAGCATTTTGTAACAGCAACCGGATTTATTTTGACCGCACAAGTTGTAATTGAATTTAAGCATTTGTGAGAAATTGTATGTCCAGAAGTAGAACTTAGAATTGTTCTGAACATATCTTATAACCTTATTCTTTTTACGAGCTAAAACTGCATCATGAATATCTTTTGGAAGAAGTGATTTATCTAACGCAACAATTGTGGGACTGTATGAGCAGTTTGTTTGATATTTTCCTTTGCATTTGTATGATGATTTGCATCTATTCTTGTTTGGAGCACAATGTGTATTACAAGTCATATATAAATTAGTTGAGATATTTATTTTTTAAAATCGTGAAAAAATAAATTGAGCTTAAAACTAGAACACTAATATCAAATATGATTAACTTCATCGATAGATACATAGTTATAAATATTTTAGAGATGTTATCTATTAAGGATATCATGATGTTTTCTATGTCCAGTAAATACATGTTGGACATAGTTTGGAAAACTAAATTTAGAATTAGTGATAAAAAAGCCGTTACAATAATTTTGAAACTTATTCGTAAAAAGAAAATAAAACATTTGAACTGGATAACAAGACAGCATCTATTAAAATGTGATAAACAATTGCTATTACCATTTGCACTTACATTCACTAACAGTTTGGGTGTTATCAAAACTATTGCTCAAAATATAGATTATAAAAGTAATAGAAACGCGCAAATTATTTTATGGATGAGACAAAATGCCGACGATTTGATAGATGTTATGTCTGTATTCATTATTTTGAAAAAAAATAATTTCAATGACAAAATGTTAAGCCTTATACAAGCTTTTTTCTTGAATAAATGGAGAAGCAAACCTGTATGTGTTTATAGAGATACAAAGAGGATAGCCCGAGAACTGTCTTTACCTCTTCTCGACAAAGTTGCGATTCAATCTTGTTCCTAAGTGCTTCATCTTACTCTCAATATCAACATCTTTTGCAACCTGACATGGATTAGCAACATAACCATTGAAGAAGTTTCTGTCACATAGTTTGCTATTCCAACATTGTTCCGGTTCGTAATTACACATCCAACATCCATTGTAGATATTGGAAAGTACGGGATCTAATCCTTGCGGAAGTTTATGTTTAAACCAATTGCATTTGTTGTTTGGGTCACATGGGGTTGTTCGCATAACGGTATTACATGCGTTACAATTGCTATCTTTTGGATAGAGTGAACATCTTTGTGAAGACATATATTATTAGGTTACAAAAAAAAAATATTAAATATAATATAATAAATGTTACAGAAGCAACTTTTCAATTTAGTGGGTGGAGCAACCAAAGGTAGCCCAACACCAGGAAAATTTAATTTGATGATTGTTATTATGGCACTCCTTCTTTTGATTATTAAGACTCTGATTGTTTACTGGGGTTACAATTTGTTAATGCCTAAGTTAATATCCACATTGACAGAGAATCCAGAGAAGATAATGAGCAACTATAGACCATTAACATTCTGGGAGGCACTTGTTCTCATTATTTTGGTTTCTTCATTAATATCCTAACGCTTTTTAGAAAAAAGCATTGACAAAAAAAGTACGCTTTTTAGAAAAAAGCATTGACAAAAAAAGTACGCTTTTTAGAAAAAAGCATTGACAAAAAAAAAAGTATTGGCAAATAGTATAATAATATGGAGATTATACTATTTTACTTGATAGTTCTATCAGTGAACTGTTTATTGAGTGTATTCTTAGTTAGAGAGATTAAGATGGAGAAGGACAGAAGTGAAATGAAAATTAAAATGCTATCCTGGTCACTAATCCTATTGAACTTTATTTCATTGTTAGTATCTTTGTATGTCATATACTCAAAAAAAATCAAGGTTAACTGTAACTAACCTATTGCACTGAAGCACATAGTGTTGCGGTGTCAAAAAAAAATAAGGTTAATTTTAAAAAAATAACAATTACTTTTTGTTAAGAAGTTGATCTATTAAATTTGAATTCTTCTTGTATTTTTCATTAGATAAAACTACAGTTCTATCTTTTGATTCAGGTTTTGTCTCCTCAACGACTTCATCTTCTTCAGTATATTCCTCATCTTCTCCTTCCTCCACTTCCTCTTCAGTATACTCTTCATCTTCCCCTTCCTCTACTTCCTCTTCAGTATACTCTTCATCTTCCCCTTCCTCTACTTCCTCTTCAGTATACTCTTCATCTGTGTATTCTTCATCTCCTTCCTGTACTTCTTCTCCAGATTCTTCGACAACTTCTTCCTGTTCACTCTCCTCTACAACTTCTTCTTCTTCACTTTCTTCTGGAAGCTCTTCTTCCTGTTCACTCTCCTCTACAACTTCTTCTTCACTCTCCTCTACAACTTCTTCTTCTTCA